GTAGTCTGTGCACGGTAACTCTTAGGTCCTCCCCAGTTGGTAACTAGCATGTCGTAACCGTTCTCTGCGGCAACTTTGGTTACCCAAGCAGCAGAGTTATTTGCGTCAAACGCATACTTTGTTGGCCTGTCCTCGTTACCACGGTTTCTGTACGCTTGGAATCTTTGTCTTGCCTCTTCCTCGAAACCTTCTGGATCGTGAGATACGGTTCCTTTTTCTGTGCTTCCGTAGAAGTATACCTTGTCTTTTGGAACCAAAACTGTGTGTGGAACATTTCCAACACCACTTTCTACTTGACCTTGCTTTGTATAGTACATCGCAACACCACCAACTGCAGAAATAGCGGATACCTCTTCGCGACTCGTGAAGTTCTTCTTAGAACCAGACATCGGCTTGATGGTGTCTCTAAGCTCGTCAGAGTAGTGAACGAACACGTAGTTGCCTTTACCGTCGTCTGTCAACACCTCGTCAACAACTGTCGGTACGTTCTTCTGTGAGCGTGACTTAACTACTATCTCTTTGTCAGAAGCAACACGACCCATGCCCATACCCATTTGAGCAAGACCAAGCTGTGCGTTTGATGCCTTCTCTCCAGACATAGTTGTAATCGCTTCAACAGCTTTTGGCCTGTAGTTGAACACCTTTAATACCGGTGGTTTACCACTTTTTGTTACGATAGAAAACGGGTAGCTTGGGTGTTGGTCATCTTTCTTTACTACAACGTCTTCGTCTACTTCAACAATAGCGTATGCATGGCTATTGTCAAGGCCAATAAGCAATCTCTCGGTAAGTACTGTTCCAATTTGCTTACGAATACCCTCTCTTGAGAACTGAATATTTTTAGTTGTTCCTAAAGCTTTTCTAATTTCTTTAATGTTTTTATTAGCAGACTCTAGCTTTCCTATCTCATCGATTAGTTTGCTAAAGAATCCTCCACGATCTGAGAATGTAGAGTCAGACACATTCATGAACTTGTCTTCAATGTCTTTCTGTATCTGCTTAGCAGAGTTGCTACCAGAGAAGTCAATATTATAGGACTTGCCTGCAGCATTCAAGGCTTTTCTAAAGTCAGAGGTAGAAATAAGATTGTCAAATACCAACTCCTCCAAAATACGCATAGCAGCCTTAACCCCTTGAACAGAGCTAATCATTTTGTCTTGGCTTCCACGAACCAACACCATACGGCCTATACCATCTGTGGATTCTTTACGTGACTTATTGATGTAACCAGATAATGTTTTTGCGCTTGTCTGTTTTCCAGAAGCCCATACATTACCAAACTTTAGTACATAATAAATGCCGCCATTCCCCTCCATAATCTTCTTGCCTTTGTAGTTTACATTTCCTACTAGCAAGTTATCTGGTTGGTGTATTGCTACTGGTTGTCCACCAGCTTCATCTATAGACGCATTTTGAACTACAAGACCTCTATCTACTAAGTCTTTAAACTCAGCATCGTCCTCAAAGTATTGAATATCAAAGTCGCCTATCTTCTGGCTTCTATTTGAAAATACTTTTTTGGTATCTTTAATTTCCTGGGTGTTTTTTTCTCTAAAGAAAGTAGACACGTCCTCGCCTTTTGCCACCTTGTTTGATATGGTGACCATGAAACCAAGGATATCCTCTGGAGTTGCTTCGTCCAAGAACTGCTTCTTGCCGGTGAACAACTGAGCGAACTTGTTGATGACGTCTCCGATCTTCTGTAGCAATGACTTCTGCTTAGCATCTAGTGACCCTTGCTTGAAGCCATCAGCTACCAACATGCCACCGAGCTCAGCCATGTACTCAGAGTACTTGACGTCTTCGTAGCCTTTTTGATTAGAGAACTTTGTTAAAGCGTCTGCAATCTCGCCATAGCCATTCAATCGTAACTGACGGTCTATTTCATCTCTAAACTCCTTAAACTTCGCCTGATCGTCTCCAAATGCGTCGTTGAGCATCAATTCCCATGCTTCGTGTCCTACGGTCTTAGAATCAGCCTGTGACTTGTCAAGAACGATAGCGAATGGCTTACCATTTACGAATACCGTTTGACCACGAGTCTCTGTGGTAAATCCTTCTGCCACGTCAGCGGCTTGGGTCGGAACAACAGCGGATAATGCTTCAGCGATCTGAAGCTGTGCGTCCTCTGTGTTCTCGGCTACGATGATCTTAAGATCAGGAGCGACCATCTTCAATGACTGAGCAGAGTTGTTTACCGCTTGGTCAAATTCAGATTGTTGCTGTACTTGTGGTATAAATTGATCCCTATAAGCCATAGCTTGATCGTAGTCGTCAAACTTTTGCTCTTGAATATCAAGTTTGTTTTCGGGGTCATAAACCATAGCCACAACATCTGGTGTGCCATGCTTCTCCTTGTTCCATCCCTCTGGAGCGTACTCCTCGTTGAACGGAACTCTAGAAACCACTCTAAATCCGGCTTTCTCGTAGATAGGTGTAAGGTAGTTGTCGAAGTTATCCAACTTGATACCTCCAGCATCAATAGCTTTTTGAAGAAGCTTTTGTGCAACTCCCTTTGCTTTTGATCCGATCTTCTTGAATAGACCCTTGATGTCTCCTTCTTTTGAAACCACAACCCCCCCATCTTCGTCTGAAATAACAGTGCCTTCTTTTGCCGATTCTTCGGTTACCGAATCAACAGACCAGTATTGCTCTGGATCAGACTGTTTGGTTTCTTGTAAGTCAGCAATGTACTGAGCTACTTCTTCTTGGGCTTGACCTTCTTCGGTAACGACTTCAGGTTCTGCTTGGGGTTCTCCTTGCGCCACTTCTCCGCTAACTGCGGCTCCTGGCTGTACAGGTACTTCACTTGTTGTTTGCTCTTGAACGGCATTTGATATGTTTTTTAGTTCTTGGTCAATCGCGGTTATACGCGTTTTTTGTTTATCTACTAATGAAGGGTCTTTGCCTTCAATTTGTTTTGTAAGTTTGCGCTTCTCTGCAATTAAGTCAAACGCTTTTCTTTGGTTGTCTTCGCTAAGGTCTTGAGGCAACTCCATCGCTATAGCACGGGCCTCGTTAAAATTGTTAATGGTATTTACAGCTTGCTCCTTAGAGAGCTTTCCGTCCATTATCTGAGCCTTTAGCGTGGCAATTAAAGACTTTGACGTAGTTTCGTCTGCAAGGATTTGCTTTACAAGCCTAAACGTTTCGTTTGTATTAGACTTTCCAGTGACATAGTTTGATGTTTGCTGTGCAATATTCACAGCTCCCGCCATCCACATACCACCAAGCCCCTCAAGCATTGCGTCTTCTAACAGCGCCTTTCCAAAATCTTTATCTCCAAATCCTGGCTGCTTAAACAGATCTTTTCCCTTTGCTATTTCGTATGCATCTCTAAACGCAGTATCTGAAATATTTTGAAGAGCACCTGTTTCAAACTCGCTTATCATTGCACCAGCTGTGTTAGCTGCACCTCTTAAAGCCAAGTTGCTTATCTCCGCATTGATGATTTTGTTAAGTCCTTTTACACCAGCTTTCGGAGCAACTTTTGAAAGTGCACTAACAAATATTGAAGACGCCAACCCCTTGTTAGCACCAAGCCATTGAGTTAAACCAAAGTTCTCGAGCTTCGCCTCCACCAATGCTGGCCCAGCAGCCATAAAGAACTTTTCTTCTTCTGGAAGATTCTTTGTCTCTGGATTACTGTTCATCTCCTCAAATCGTCTGCCAATACCCTGAGTAGTCATTGCTGTTACCCTAGCTGCAGCCCCCCCAGGAACTAGTAAAGATGGAATAAATTCTGGAACAGAGAACAATGCCTTCCATGCCATATTCCCCTCGGTTGCATACTCTTTTGAAACACCCTCTGCTTTTAGGTTGTCATATATTTCGTTAAGTAGCTTTGCTGAGTTTTCTTTGGCTTGTGCCTTATCTCCGTAAAAACTTTCAGAAGCACCCAACGTAGCGATATCAGCCACCTCTGGAAGCGCCGCCATTGCTCCGCCAACCAAATCCTTAGCCCCCTTCAACAGAGAATTGTACAATGCGCTAGGAATGTTTCCGTTGTATGACAAAAGACGAGTGTTCTCTCCCACCGCTTTCTTAACTCCCTCATCGGCCAAAGCACCTATGCTCTTGGCGTACTTAACTCTTTCGTCAGCTCGCGCTTGCAAGTCTTGATATCTTTGAGTAATTGAGTTGTACGTTTCCTCAATGTCTGGAGTGACGCCACTTACCGCAACTATCTCAGAAATCTTTTTGGCTTCTTCGTTTAATTGGGCGACCTCTTTATTGATATCGTCTACAGCCTTCTTTGTGTTGTTTAATTCGTCATTTGCAAACTTAATAGAATTGTCAACCATCTCTTGGCTGTACACTCTTTTAAACTTACCCTCTTCTTGTGGAGAAATACCATCTCTTGACATCATCAAGAATTCCATTGGCGTAATAGGTTTCTTTTCTACACCAGCAGACTTGCCCATTAAGAATGACTGAAGCTTGTCAGCTTCTTGCTTTGCCATTCTCTCGTTGTCTGTAGTCTGTATGGTGATAGAAGACCCATCGTCCGCGATAGCTCTAATATCTCCAAGACCTAATGCCTTTTGTGTTTTACTAGGCTCAATCTCAAACCTAACACCAAGATTCCCATACTTTTTTGTGAGGTCAGATAAAATAGTCTCTCTGGTTCCTCTATTTAAATCAAGATCTTCTGGGGCAACCTTAGACTTTCCAAACAACGCCTTGTCGGCCTCTTCTTTGGGGACGGGCTTGAATCCCGGCTTAGATGCAGCAGTAAGTGCACCAGCTGCTAGATTTACTTCTGATTGAAGTTTCTCCTGCATTGTTGGCTGTTGATCAACTACGACAGTCTCTTGGACGGCGCCTCTGAAAGGCATCATCATCTCAAGATCCTTTTCGGTCAATTGTGCAGCAGGTGCTGCAGGGGCTACAGGCTGAGCAGGTTTACCCTTGACGTCATACCTTTTCCTTGCAGAAGGCGCCGGCGCCCCATCTGGGCCCATCGCTCCAGTAGCCGATGAAGTAGCTTGCTGACCTTGTTGAGAAGGAGAAGCCGATTCTTTTTTTTTTACTTGTGTAAAGTACTTGCCCTTAAAGTCGTTAAAAGATTTTGTGTACAAACCTTGGTCATACACGACTTGATACAACTTAGACATATTTTGCTCGTCAGAATATTTACTAACGAATTCATCGTATGATTTTGTGTAAAGACCATTGTCTTTAACTACTGAATAAAGGTTTTCTATTTCTGGCATATTAGTCTAAGACCCCTCTTTTAGTGGTGTTTTGATTGTTAAAAAATGCTTGTTCATAGCTTATTGATTGCCCGGGAGTGAGAGTCGCATTAAGCAAATCGTTAATTAACCTTTTTGCATCGTCTCCAGAACGCGTCAATGGTTCCCTAATAGTTTTCGTCTTTCCTGTTTTAGGGTCAACAAAATCATATTCTACATCAACTTCAATTCCCTTTAGTGGATTTCTATTTTTGTCCGTACCTTCTAAAGGCTTAACAGATACAACTTGAACGTCTTTGTTGTTTATTTTTAATGGCTGGTTGAGTATATACGCCCTGTACGAGTCTGGATCATTATATATCATATTGACCAGCTCTTTTCTGTTGTTAACACCACCGGCCCCGTCTCCGCCACCTTCCCCTGACTTACTAGTCTTTTCTACCGGTCTTGGCTGCTCTTTTTCTACGTCAACTCTTGAATCAACAAGCCTGTCTAACACGGCTCTCGCCTCGTCCTCTTGAGCCTTTGTTAACTTAGGAGTAGCAATTCCATTTGGTCCTTGAACCAACTGTATAGCTTTACCACCAGCCGCTTCAATTTCTTTCTTTTGCTGTGGTGTCTCGTAGAACTCATATCCACCAACGTAGTCAGCCAATATACTTGCAGCGCCTCGTGGGCTTTGCATTAACGACTTGGTGAAGTTTGCCTTTGCCTTCTGATACTCAGCCTTTAGCTGTGGAGATGTAGTCCAATATCCACCCAAGTACTTCGATGTCTCGCCTAGTCCTTTGGTAAATTTTTCTACTTCAGAAACGACGTCCAATCTTTCTGGGGTCTGGTTCTCTGGAATAAGCATTGACTTGAAGTCTACTACCATTCCAGTATCTGGATCTGTCATTACAACACCATTGGTGGTTGGGTCTACAACCAACTGCTTGTTAGCAACGTCGGCTAGCTTTGACTGTTTATCCAAAAAGAACTCACCAAGCTTTGATGCCTTAGGATCGTTCAAGTACTCAATCTGCTTTGCAATAATATCGTTGTAAGACTTTGAGAATTCACCCAGATACTTCCAGTCTTCAGACATTCTACCGACACGAGCCTTATACTCTGTTGGTGTAATCTGTCCGTTCATCAACTGTTTCTTCAAGTCCAACGTGGTGCTACGAACGCGATCGGCTCCGTTAAGGATCAATTCGTTGAAACTACCAGATTGACCGGGCTTGTATTCTTTAGACGCAGTTACTAGATCGTCTGCTGATTTCTCGAGAGATTCTCTTTGTTTCTGTCTGTCTGTTTCAATGGCGTCAATATCCGTGATGGCACCCTGTGCGATCTTGAGCCAATTTACTGGTTCGGGCCTGCCTTGGTATCCTAAGTATTCTGCCATGTCTTAAAATATTGGGCTAAACGTGCCGTCTGGATTCATCTTCATGTTGAAGGCTGTCAATGGCTTTGGTCCGCCAGCAACACCAGAAGGTGTCATCAATCCTGCGGCAGGAGAAAACGTTGGCTTTGGTGCGGTAGGTGCGGTAGTCTTTAGGCCCATTCTGTTAATTCCGCTCAAGTCTGGAGCTGACTTTTGTGTGTCATACAATGACTTCCCCTCTAGGTATTGACCGTATCCGGTTTGCAGAGCGCCAAGTCCTGCACCAATGGCCTGGTTAGCAATTTGTCTGTTCTCAGATGCTGCCAGCTGTGCTCCCTCTAGCTCTCCTGTTGCAATGCCAACTTCTCTACCAACTTTACGTCCTTCGATTTGCTGACGAGTTTGTGCACGCATCAAGTCTCTTTGGTATTCTTGATTCTGAAGATCTGCACCTAACTCCAAGTTGGCTTGGTTTGATTGCTGTGTCAGTGTCGGAAGACCACCAATAACGCCGGCCGCCCCTGCTCCCTGCAAGGCCTCTACACCGGTAGCTACTTGTTGTTGTACGCCTTCTTGTGCTAGGTCGTATCCCATGGTTGGGACCTGTAGACCAGCCGAATAATCTGTTTCTGAAATGCCACGAAGCTTAGCCGCTGCGTCTTTTGCGGCGAAATCTGCTTCTTTTCGACGCTTATTTGCGGCGATTGCCTGCCCAGCACTTGCTGCGGCGGAAGCTCCTGCAATTATCAATGATGTTGTTGCTGCCATTTTATAATACTTTAACTAGTTCAGTACACCCAACGCTACCCTTTTGAAAACCACACTCCATGTATTTATTGATGAGCGCTTCGTTCCTTAGTGACACGTAGGCATACTTTGCACCGTTTTCTTTTCCGTATTCTGACAGAGTGTCTATCAAGAACTTAATCGCGTCTTTACGATCAAGCTCCTTGTATTCAATGTTGGATACAATAAACTCTATCCAAACAGCTTTTGAGTTGGTAAAGTAAATGTACCCAGCACAGATGTCAACACCATCCTTTGAGACCATGATGCCACCTCGTCCGTCATTTGGCAAGAAGTCTCTACCCGGCGCTTCCCATCTCCACTGCTTCCACCACTTTGTCAAAGTGTTATCGTAGTCTTGATCGGTTAACGGCCTTGCGTCGAAACTCATTGCTACGCAAAGATAGCGAAGTTATGGGTAACTTTTGAATACCTGTGAAGAAATTGCAAATAATTCTACAGCAGTAGAGCTAGTGTTCTCAAGCAGTACCGTCATAAAGTATCCGCGTGCACCGTAAGACTCAGCAACTGCGTTTTTGACAAACACAATAAAGTTTCCAGCTACCGGCACAGTGCCACCAACTACCATGTTAATGGTAACAGATGTTGCGTTGTGTGCAGTTACGACACCAGATATAGTCAGACCTCCAACGGATCCAATGTATATGGTGTCTCCAATGCTTACAGTGGTTCCAATTCCAAACGCAAAGTCTATTCTGTAGTTTCCTGCGGATATAGGCGTAACGGCAGACGCAGACCCAATGCCCTGTGTAGACATGGCCTTCAAGTCCACGGTGTCCGGGTTTCTACGGATGTATGTAAAGTAGTCCCCCTCCTTCAACTCAAAGTACGATGCCTCCATTACGCCAGAGTTTAGGTCTGTGGTAACGGTCGCCTTCCATGGAGAGTCGGTCTCACACGCAAGCGTCTTGAACATCTTAGACTCGCTAGGCGCATCGTTGAAAACCACAGTTACGGTAGATGGGTCTGGATCGCTAGGGAGTAATGGATCTTTATACCAGTTGTTTCTACGTTGATTCGTGTTGTGCTTCCATAACTCCCCAGACTTGAACGTGTACAAAAAGTTGTTCATGTTTGTCATCCACTCGGGATAGTAGGAGTGGAAAGATGTCCACCCATCGAGCATTGGTGAGTATGTAAGAGTATAGTTAGCCATTACACAAAGTTACGACATTAGCAGGCTTGAGTTAGTATCCATGCCGTTCCGCTCCATTGGTGTGCGTTAAGCAGATCAGCTTGGTTCTTATAGAATCCAGCTGGTGCAACCGTAGTTCCAGATGAGTTCAAGTACAGTGTACCACTTACCCCGATAGTTCCATTGGTCCAGTATGAGTAGTAGTTGGTGTCTGCACAAACAACTGGCTTAGTACCTGCGTCTGTCAAGAACACCTCGGTCAATGGAGCAGCTTCGCCTGTACACAGAGCGCAGCTAGCAGATGTAACCAATGTGGTTGGAACGGTAAACGTAGCAGTCTGTGGAAGTAGGTCAGCAGTCTTAGTCCAGCAGTTCCCGTCGCTTGTCTTAAAGATGGTTCCGTTTGCAATCACACGAACTACCGCATCATAGAGAACTGCACTGTACGTGCTGTTACACAACGTGGCTTGGTAGTATCCACCAGCAGGTGGTACTGGAGGTGTTGGAGGTGTAGATCCGCAGTTAAATACTGCCAAAACTACTCCATCATTAGAGATTTGGCAACTTTGATTGTTGTTGGTCTTATACCAAAGGCTTCCCCCAACAAACACATTACCGCCTCTAGACTGCAAGTAAACGGTGTCTCCAACGATTGGATATGTGTAGTATCCGTTATGGTACAGGTAGTCCCATCCAAGAACTAACAAACCACACGCAGATGCAGACGTAGCCTGTCCGTTAATAAACACTTCAAATGGTGTTGCAGGCGTATCATTCAATATTGAAGATATTATAACTTGTGTAGATGGTCCGGTACCAAAGCAGTTAGTTGCTGTGAATGTCGCTTGATACTCGCCAATGCCCTCTACAAGTCCATTTATTATTCCAGTCTCCATATCGAAAGAAAGACCAGGTGGCAATGAAAATCCAGAACACCCGCCATTTGCAATAATAGTTGCATCGTCAGATCCAGATATTATAGACACTGTTCCTGATGAAAAACATCTTTCTACTGTTTCGGAAGTAGAAACTACAACATTTTCGTAGTATCCAGTTTCACAGTTGGCTCCATAAAATACAGCTCCATTAGATCCGCCATAAAGAGTAAAAGAGGTGCACGAAGATACCAAGTTGTAGCTAGTTGGGCTGTTGGTGGCTGGAACTTTTAAGTTTACAGACTGACCAATAATAAACTCCATATCTGAAGCTGTAACAATTGGAGGAACTGTCTCAGAGCATACGCACGTAGCAATTTCTGTGACAACGCCACTTGATGTTACAAAGATTAAATTAGTTCCTGTTTTGTGATATGCATTTCCTCCATTGTACACAGTAGCGCCAGCAGCGTCGTTATATATCGTACAGCCAACAAGTACAGATCCACCGTCGGCGTTGTGGTACTTTGTGGTTGATGGAGTCTGTGAGCAAACGTTCGCAATGGTACCATTGGTAGTGTCAAGAGTAAATGAACTCAAGGCAGCACATGCGGTAGTAGCTGTCCAGCTATTTGATGATAGTGGAGAGTAAACAGTAAGCACAGTTTCTTCCGTAGACGTTTTAACAAAGCTCAAAGTTCCTGTACTGTTGTTGACTAAGCCATTGTAAGGAGCCGATAAGTTAATATCTTCCTCTGCAACACCGGCAGCAATCAACGCATTGTAGTTAGCCAAACTATTAAGACCAACATACCCACTGTCTGCAACTATATTTCCGCCGATGGTAACAACGAAACGATCAGGAGTAGACTGCGCATCATAAGTAAACGAAGCACGTCCGTTTCCGGCGCCCATGTTTACGATGGTAGGTGTAGTTGTAGCTTCTCCGCTGTAAGATATAGAAGATCCACATGCCACGGTATTTCTGTAGTCCCAAACCAAGTACAGGTACGACTCGTTAGAGGGAGCTGTATACACAAACGTTCCGCTGTACTCTGAACCAACAAGCGACATGGTTACCGGTGTTCCAAGAGAGATAACAGTTGCGTAGTCTTCCTCAGTGTACTCTGTGTTAGACACTAAGTAGTACACCTTGTTTCCGGTTGACGGAATGAATGGATTCAATTCGGCGTTTAAGGTAGATGCGTTGTCCTTGTATGCGTAAACAGTAACAGTGTCTCCAGGAGCTGGAATTCCATTTGTTCCAGCCACATCTGAAGTGGTATCGAACAACGCTACATCGACTGGCTTGAATATGGTGTCGTTAAACTCGTATCCTAGCGTTCCAGATCCTGTGTAGTTGTATTTCTGGCTTCCTACCTTCCCGCTCTCTTTTGGATCGCCCACAACGAATGTAGAGCGACGCTTGATAACGGTAGCAGTCTGTGTGATCGTAAACGTTCTTACAAGTCCACAAGATGCAGTAATTGTAAGAGTGGCAGTACGAGAAACACCTGTGTTGTTGGCGGCGATATCTGCCTCTACGTCTTGGTTTCCAGTGCCGCTAGATGGAGCTACAGTCATCCATGCCGGTATGTTTGTGATAACCCATCCAGAATTGGACTGTATGTCAAAGATATTCTTGGTTTGGCCCGACTTGTCAACGGTCAAAGAAGAAGGCGTAACGGTCAATTCACAAGGAGACGCAGTGTCGTCGTTAGACGCGAGCACGTACATCTGATTGTATGGATCAAAAGTTCCGATCTTCTGTGTATTAATACCAGCGATGAACAGATCCTTGAACCAGTCTCGCATGCCCTGCATAGATATTTCTTGGATACTATTTCCAGAAATTGATAATGCAACACCACGGCGGGCGTCAGTAAAGAATAAGTTTTCACCCCACACAGCAAAGCTCTCTGGGTTTAAGCTTATTCCGTATTCTCCTGGAAATGAAATTTGCTTTCCTAAAACTTCCGGGATGCTAACGATAGATCCTCCACCAACAGAGTCGCTGATCAAGTTCTTTTCGTATAGAACAACAGACACTTTGTTTTCTTGGAATACTACCAAGTCGGTATCTCTGGCGTAAAGCTTTTGGATACTTCCAAAAAACCGGTCCACGTACTTAAAGTTTGCGGTAGACAAGTTGAACTCATTAAGTCTATTGGTGCCCGTGTCCTCGCGGAAAACGCCACTGTATGTCAATCCATTTGTTACCTGCTCTTGCTCGTAGTTCTCAATGGTAGACAACACACGTGGGCTGTACTGCATCAACGAGCCATTGAAGTCGTCTCTGATACGATCGCTTTCTACGCCGTTTCTAAAGCAAAATGCATTATATACATTATCCAATTGAACCACGGCAGACTTCTTAGTAGATCCAGCCCCGGCACGTGTCTGTGTTGTTATGTTTCCTTCGTGAAGTCCATTACTAACGCCAAATGTTGCTACTTCATGGTAGATGTCAGCGTCACTAGAATTTGGAACCGTCTCAAGAACTACTGGTTCTTCAATCTGTGTAACCGTAAAATCTACAGTGATTGTGGATGGATCGCACTTGACGCCGTCTGTTGCAGGAGTGTTCCCGTATCCCAAAATATACATTCTAATAGCACCGTCTTTTGACTGTGTACTAGAGTTCATACCATCTTTTACGAAATAGTCCTTGGACCTTCTAAAGAAAATGCTTTTGTATCCTTTATTTTGTCCATCCGCAAACATCACAAAATTAGAGTACGCATTATCCTCAATAAACCACTCCTCAATGTTAGCATAGTTTGATGAAGATATGAATGTTTGTTTTGGTTGTTTAGAACCACCAACTACTTTTGATTCATCTATGCTGAATGTTATCACAGCTCCAGCTTTGATTTCTAAATCTTCATTGTTGTCTATAAACCCTGGAACTATAGCACATGATCCAATTGGGTCAGATCCTATTCCAGACGTGTTTGACGCAGCGCCTCCAGTGAAAATAGTTCTGTCTCCAAAATAGTTTAAACCTCCAACAGATCTACAATTTATTCTCCAAGAGTCATTAATAACATGACCAGACAGGTTTGAGAATCTAATCGCTACTACATTTGTATTTGTATCGTCTTTTAAGTATTGAATACCTCCGGTAATAGCAACGTTTGATTCTATAACCTTAGACGATCCGAACATGGTATATTTATACGTATTCTTACCGTCGATTGTCAATGTGAATCTTATATCTTTTCTACCAAAGTTATTTACCCAGTTTTTATTGTTTTCAATACCAAGATCATTTACGCCCCTTCCATAAAAAATGGGAGTCTCGATAGTTGCGAATCTAAATGTAAGTGGGTTTATGTTATTAAATACACAAGCAAAATTGCCAAATGCTCCAACTTTTTGAGGAACTCCAGTCTTTCCAGAAGCTGTAACCTTATATGTAAACAAGTTGTCATCGTTAAATGCAACGTTGTTGTTTACCTTAATTTTAAGATATACCCCAGATAGGTTTGGCTTTGATGGGTTATTTAAGAAATCTTTTTCTTTAACTTCAACCTCAAGAACTTTATACTGCTCTGCACTATAAGTAATTCCTAAAGGATCCGCCTTTATTACTATATAATCATTGGCCTTTACCTTATCTACGTCCGACTCGTTTATTAACATATAAACGAAAGGTCCGTCTGTATAGAATATTGTTGGATATATATTGTAGTATGCCCCCTTGTTCTGCTTGATCATTACGCGATACTTCGTAGCAAATGCAGGAGCCTCGTTGTTAATTGTAAGCAACAGCTTGTTTCCTGTGTCAGAGTTTTCTGGACCAATGTATACGGAGTTTTCTACAGACGCAAGCACTGTGCTCATGCGCCCGTATGCGTCAACATAAGAGATACCAATCTCGTAGTCTCTGTCGCTTCGCATGGTCTTTACTGGCTCTCCAATAACATATTCTGTAGATAATTTGCTTTCTGGAACTACGTCAACACCATAGTTCATGGTGATTGCTCCGCCAGCTATGTCTACAATATTGTAAAACTGCGTGTAGTTGCCGTATACTAAACGGCTCCCGATAAGCTCTTGAGCCTTCGCCTTCAACGGAACGTTATCGAACAAACGCGTTAGTTGGTTAGCAGGAAGAACGCTGTAGATTTTGTTGTTTGAGAATGATCTAAATGTAGCTATGTTTCCAGAACGACTCACATAACTTATCTTGTTGTTCCAAATATCTTCTCTAGAAAAGCTATCAATAACATTTATGTTAAGTCCAGACGAGTCTCTGAATACAAGTTGTATCTCTTTTACAATATCAGACCCAATGTCAAAAGACACATCAGCCGAGTTGTAAAAGTTAACCATTGACTTGTTAACGCCAGTACCGTAGTCGTACTGGAAGTCTTTTGGGAAGAAAGCAACCTCAGAGAACGGAGCAAGCGAGCTGTACTCGTTGTTCTGATACTTGTACCGGTAAGAGAAGTACAAGAACTTGTCGGTCATGTTGTTCGTGTCAGTCCCGTCAGTCTTCAACGCGATTGTAGGCGCTGTCAACGGTGGCTTTACGATAACATTAATCTCTTCTTCTGTGAAGTTGTTGTATGGGTAGTATGTTTTGGTATCGATTCTGCGAGGAGGATTGAGTCCGTCCGTCCAGAACAACAAGTCACTGATATAGTTTACACCGGTGATCAAGTACTGAGTATTGAAGTTGAGAACATTCGCGGCACCGGCCCTTGTGTCCATAGCCAACACGGTAGTTAATCCAGTCAACTCGTTGTATGATGCAACGATGTTTCCCCCTACAGCTTTTACAAACCAAAATATCAAAAACTCAGAAGGGACCGCAATGGATCCGATAGCCTTTGCTCCGGTCAATGAAAATGCAGAACCAGAAAACGCAGTAGCAGCAGCAGCTAGTCCGCTTACTTTGGTATTTCCAAGCTCATTCGACAGAGCACCAACGTCTGACCCCTCGGACGTGCCGATGGTAACGTTCATTGCATCTCTGTACTGTCCATCTGGGACCAGGCGCTCGTCCAGGTCCTTGTTCATTATACCAGCTACTAGGCTTCTCTTTAACTCCATTACTTGATCCAGTTATCTTGGTTTCTCAATACCATTAAAATGCGTCCAGCACTGATGTTGGACAATCGAATTTTAGCGTTTCTAAGCATAGCTGACTTCTCTTCTCTCGCACGTCTTACAACGTACTCTTGAACGCCAACCCTGTTGTTCAACACTGCCCACTTGATGTAAGAGTATATGAACTCCTCTGCGAGTTTGTTGACCTTCACGGCATTGTCATCGCCATTCTCAAGACCATCAGAAATGTACTCAATAACGACCAATTTATTGCTCATGCCAGAACTAAAGTGAATAACTCCAGCTGCTTTGTCAATTCTGAATGTGGGGTTTATGTTCGCAGCTTCTGCATTCAATCCAAAGAAACCACCAAGGTTGTAGTTGAAGTACCAGTACCCATCTACGTTCCATCCCCAACGGCCATTGGCCCAGCCCTCTCCGTAGAAGATGTCGTATGGGTATCCTTGAATGCGCTTGATGTCAAGCTCAGAAGTTCCTGTAATTACATTACCGTCTTGGTCGTACAATACGTTGTCGCTAGAATCCTTCAAGTATGCCTGTGCATAGTTGACACTCATGTTCTCGTGTAGCGTGTACAATACACCCTCAACCTCCATAGAGATCCTAGCGTAGTTCACGTAGTCTGGAGGCAACACCAAGTTTAAGTCTGCACCAACGTTCAGCTCTAGGACCTTAATGTTCCTAGCCGCGTCGTAGTTCAGCTCTTGGATTGCACGCTTCGCATGAAAGAGTGCATTGTATCTGTTCAGCGTTCCGATCAGCTTGTCGTCGCCAACATACATCAACATGAAGTTGTTAACGATGTCGGCCAAAGACACGTACTGATAGTCTCCGCTGTTATTTGGGTCAGAATAGTATGCTTGGTTAGTTATGTATGCCATTAGCTTTGCTTAGTTTGTTCTGCGTTATCTGATCCTGTGGCGAACTGCACTACTTCAGCTTCGCGAATATTCACGCCGGCGTATGACAATATCTTGAAAACTAAGTCGTTTTGTGAGCTTTGCGGAAGCTCAAAGTCTTGATAGTCAACAGCTGACTGGTTGAATATAGGCGAGCCTGCCACGACAGTATATGTCCACTTAGGATCAAGAGGGTAGCGAACATACATCGCACTGACGCTACTCGTGATCGATGTTGGGTAAACCTTAATATCATCTCCTTTTTGGTAATATGCTGGATAGGCTGTGGTTGGTGCAGTAATGTTTGAACTCAATAAGTTCATCACCTTGTTCTGGGCCACATATTCAATTTCTTTAGTGCCGTATAGTACAACATTAACGTAGTACCAATCAGCAGGAAGGGCAAACGATTGAGAAGGAGAATCGTATACCAGAGTAGATGACGTAGAGAATTCATCAATTGTTTCTGCAATATTTTTTTGAATGTTAGCGTAGCCATCATTTGCCAGTCTGGCGTTTCTTTTATTTACCCAGTTGGTGTAGTCGTAAAAGTACTGCTCAAAGATTTCAAGCTGTGCTTGCTTGGCAAATAAGTTGAACTCCTCCGGCGTAATATAACCGTTGTTATCCTTATTGAGGATAGCCATAACGGTATTTCTTACGGTGTTTATCATGTCCTCACAAAGATAACAAAAAAAGGCCACCCCTTGCGAGATGGCCTTCTTTCAAATAGTTTTAATGGTTACGCTACAGCAATTCCACTAACTGCGTATGGAAGGTTTGATACAGTGTATGCAACATTAGTCCAAGAAGTCTGCAAAGCAGCAACTACGGCGTTTTGAATTGCATCACGCTCTGTTTCGTCTCCAGCGCCAGCAGTGGCATGTGTAAGTGTAACCACTTTGCCGCCACCATAAGTGACAGTAACGGTGGTTGTAGAGGCTTGTTCAATCAAAATGATTCCTGTAGCCTGAACTAGCTGATTTTGTTCGCTAGTAACTGGGATGCTTAAAAATTTCTCCATACAACAAATATACAAATAATTACGATAATTTATTCTTCACAACCTCAGCAATTGGCAATCCCTCTTCGCTTTCGAAGTATACGGTCAACGCAGAGACTGCGTCATCTCCTGGCTGCAAGTTCATCAACTTTCGCTTATTTCCAGGAATGTTAAACCAGATCTCTCTGTTGTTGTTACGCAACGTAAATATACCAGCGTTTAACGCTCTTGACGCCATGGCCGTGTCTTGCAAGTCTGGATCTGAAACCATCTCCAAGAACTCTTTTGGATACTGTCTAGCGTACAACAGGATGTCCCTCTTAATCTCTGGCGTGGTCATTGTTTCAATAACGCTACCATACAACAACTGAGCGATAGACAACATGGTTTCTAACTCTAAGCCCCTAGCAGCAATCTGTGCGTCCAACTCAATATTGAGTTCTTCGATGTCCTTAGCAGCCTCTTTCTCTGTGTTAAGCTCTCTAAATACGTCTCCATTCAATGGGTGTAAGTCCATGAATTTACTAAGCATTGGATTGTTTGATGATACAATTAATACACCATCTTCAAAGATGATTGGTTCCAAAATCGCCTTGTCGTCCTGTTCATCCTCGAACACTGACTTTTGATTTCTAGAGTAACGAAGTGCTCGGTTTGCGGTTCCGTCAAAGTGCAACAAAGAAAAACGCTTGGTGTTTCTCGAAGGCAACGTGTAGCTCAATGGAGCTTTGTCTTTTGTAAGGATGAATACTCGATCCTTTAGCTGATTTGATTGTTTCATAATTTGATTTGATTTACGGTACAAATATAAACAAAAAGGGTGAGTACATTGTACCCACCCTTCTGTGATAATCTTAGTTAAGATTAAGCGGTTTTGAACAAGAAGAAGTTGTTCGCGCCCAATGTGCACAATGCACGCTCAGACAAGAAGTTAACTCTCATTGCATCCAAATCGCTAGTAGAAGCACCACCGGCAGAACCAGTAATCCAAGTCTTGTAGCGACGGTTCTCAGTTTCGCTAGCGCGGTAACGAACGTGCAAGAAAGGACGTTTAGCGTTCTTACCCATCACCATGTCGTAAACGTTAGTAGAACCAGCAGGAACCAACACACCATTAACTTCACCACCATTGATACCACCACGCAAAGTTGCGTCGTTCAAGTATTTCCAATCGGTCTTGTAGAAGTCATAGCCACGCTTGAAGCCTTTGAAGCCCAAGTTCAACGCCATGTTTTCGTCGTTGTTAAACACACCGTAGCTAGTTCCGTTAACGCCGTAGCTGTTTTGGGTAGACAACATGTCATCGATGTCGAAACCGAAGTTACGGTTAACGAACAACATGTTTTCTTGGATAGAACCTTGCTTGTCCAAACGCTGAATGATTGCGTCGAAATCAGCCAAGGTACTTGGGTTTCCACCACCCCAAACGTTACCACGTTGTTCGATAGTGTAGAACAAACCGTCGGTACCCTTGTTTCCTACGTCACCGGTAGCTGCAATAGCACCAGATGCGGTTTCAGCAGGAACGCCTTCGATCATAGCCATTTCCAAGTAGTCCTCGAAACGCAAGCGAGTTTCGTGCTCAGACTTGATGTACCACAAGTAGCCAGTTGCACCATTTTCAGTAGTAACTTCTACCCATCCGATCTGAGCCATGTCAGAACCAGATACTTCGTAGTTGTCCTTGATAATGATAGGGCTGTTGTCAAAGATTGAATCTTCAGCCTCCAAAGAGCCAGCCATTCCATTGCTGCCCTTTTTAAACTCAGAACCGTAAACAAATGCAGTAGAAGTAGTTGATACAGGAATAGTTTGACCACCAGCAGCGTAGTAAGCTACAGTGAAAGTCAATCCAGATACTGCGGTGATGATAGCTTTATCGCTTTGGGTACCACCAGCATTGCGAGACAAGAACACAGTCTGACCTACGCGGAAGTTACAGGCAGTAATGCCTGAGTCAGCAACTGTCCAAGTAGCGGTGTCAGAAGCAGCAGCAGCAGCAGAAGTACAGCTTACATACTTGGTATGCAAACGACCTTGCTCTGCCCACTTAATCAAGTCAGAGTTAGAAGGCATCTCAGCACCTACTTGGCGCAAGAAAGATGCGATAGAGCGATTACCGTAACGCTCGAATTCCTTCTCGTAAGTATCAGGAAGATACTGATTCAAGAAATCGAAGTTGGTAATGTAATTTGAAGGCAAAGTTGCCTTAACGGATGAGGGGGTTATAGCAAACCCGGGACTCACTTGAACTGATCCAGCCATAGTTTTGTTTTTTTAGTTTTTTGTTTTTTGTTATCTGTTACTCATTTTTATCTTGAGCCCACTTCCGTGGTCAGAGTCCAAAGCAACAACTTTGAAACCAGTTGTAGGCGTGAGCTGTGGTGCCGACCGAACGTCCATTTGGATGTTCTTTGACTCCTTTGCTACACTATCTACTGCTGCCGCTCTGCCTTGCTCATAAAAGTGCTTGGCAAAGCTGTCTGGGTTCATTGCTACTGCGATAGCTCTGTGGTATGCAGCTGGGTCTTTAATGAATCCTTTCTCGTCTAAGAAAGAACCAATAAACTTGCTTACGTCAGATTGAGCCTTCTTCAGTTGTTCTGGACTGCCAGGTTTAAACGAGAGAGACTTGTCGTCGATCTTAAATTCAAAACCTTTGAACTGATCGCTGAAAAGCTCGTCTGTCTTCTTAGCAAAGAACTCTGAGCGCTCTAACTGAGCCTTCTGCACTTCCTCGGATTCTTGAGCATATCTTTTGAAGTCCTCGTACATACTTTTCTCTTCGTCAGAAACTAAGCCACCCCTTGACTCAACGGGTACCTTGTACTGTTCCTTCAGTTTGTTGAAGTAGTCTTTGGCCTTTGCAAGATCTTTTTTCATTGCTAGCTTCTTCTTCTTAACGTCTTTTGGATCGTCAAGATCTTCATCAAAGTCGTACCGAGTCTCGATTTCGTACTTTACGTCTTCGTCGTCATACTCTGGATTCTCCTGTTTGATGAATTCAGCTAGCAGTTGATTTGCAGGAACATCGTCGTAGTTCTTATTCAGCTGAATAAAATCTTCGATTCCTCGTCCGGTCTCTTTCTTGTATTTCAAGAACGCAGACACGTCTTCTGGTAGTTCCTCCGCCTCTTTTCTCGCCTCGAACAAATCGTCAACTGAGTTGATTTCTTTGTTGTACCGATTCTTTAAATATGTAAGAACGTCTGTATCTTCTAGCTCCTTGGCTTGCGCCTCGTTGCTTTCGATCTTTTCTGTTGTCCCGTCAGCTGCCACCACTGTGGTTTCTACCGGGGCTTCTTCAGAAGACAAGCCATGCTTCTCTTCGTGCTCTTTCAGAAGTTGTGCTTCGATTTCTTGAACAGACTTCTGTTCCTCGAAGGCTACTTCCTTCACTTTGAATTCATTTTCCATATAAGATTTGATTTTACGTCACAAATTTACGAATAAATGTGACACGCTATTTTGGCTCAAATGACGCTAGGTCAAAGCCATCAAGGGTGTCCTCATTCGACTCGAAATCGACCGGTGGCAAGTTGTTTTTTCTTTGCTCGATCAATTTTGATTGCTGTGTATTCTGAATAGAAATCCGCTTGTCTTTAGCTTCTTCTTTCATTTTTTCTTTGTCGTTAATCATACTAGCGTCAACGCCCTTCAACTGCATGTTCATCTGAAACTCTTGCTGCATTAATTGCAACTTAATTTGAGCTTCCTGTTGCATTGTTTGAACTGAGAACATCGACTCTGCCTCCTTGATGCGGATCTTAGACTGTGTTTCTGCTTCGATCTGTGCCATCTTGGCCTCGGCTGCTGCCTGTGTAGCTGCAATGTTAGACTGAGACTGGAACTGAGACATCATCTGCTGTTTCTCCATGTCCTTCTTCTCCTTGTCCTTGCGCTTAACCTTCAACAACTGGTTAGCAACCTTCAAGTTCTTGATCTCGCGGATGTCGATTGCGTCCTCAAGGGCGATCTGGTCACGGCTCAATGCCATCTGGATGTTTGCCTCAAGCTGTTGCTTCTCCTCTTCGTCAGGCGAAACCTCGATGAAGATACCAAAGTCGTGCAAGTAAAGGTCCTTGATGCTGTCTAGGATCTGGATGTTATACTTACCGATCTGGTTAGCGAACTCCTCACGGAACTCAGCGTACTCTAAAATGTCAGACACACGGCAAGACAATGCCTCAGACAACCTGCGTGTGATGAAGATACCACCATCAAGAATGTGACGAGTTGCAGTGTTTGAGTTAGCGGCTGCCAGCTTCTGTACGCCCACCAAAGCATCGGCGCTAGGCATAGACCCGTCGCGTGCTTCGTTAAGCCCTGTAACGTCGCGTAGCATTCCCATGTACTGGTTGTATGCTGAGATCAAGCTAGAGATTTTACCCTGTGCTGCACTGTGGTTCAGCTCCTGGATTGGAACACGTGCGTTGTTGAACTCACCGTCCTGTGTATAGCTACGTCCGATTACACTACCCGTTTGGAAGTACATGCGTAATGCATCCTCTGGGTTGTAAGCGGCACCGTTGCCAAGGTCAACCTCGTTCAGTCCGTCGGCGTCAATAAACACACCATCTGGTACCATCTTGGTCAACACCTGTTGCAACTTAAGGTGAGTCATCTGGATCAAGTCAGCGAACGCTGTCATCCTGCGGCCCAAAGACTCGATGGCTCCCTTGTACATACGAGGGGCTACCATCACGTAATTTGAGTACGCATACTGTGACGCAGACTTGGGGCGTGCCATGTTCTTGGACAACTCCCACTTGATCAATTTATTTGAGCCAAGAATCAAGATGCCCTCGTACCAAACGTCAATACGCTTCTCGATACGCTCGAATCTTTCCTCTTGGTCTACTGGAGGGTTGAAGCTCTCGTCCTTACGGATTATACGCTCCCCACCGCTTTCTAAGAACTTCTTCTTGTATACGAAGGTCTTGTCAGTTTTGTAGTTAAAGTACAATAGGGTTACAACGTCCTTGTCGAACAAGTCGTTCCTGTATGTACGCATGATGCCATAGTAGTCCCACCAAGCAGATCCGAGCTGTGACGCTTCTTCTAGTTCTGCCTTTGTGATGTCTGGCTTGATCTTGATCAGCTCAGTGATCGGAACCTGTTTTACTTCTCCCCAATAGAATACGTCGTCGAAATAGGGTGACTCGGTGTAACTGTATACCAAGTTGGCGGGGTCGACATATTCAACCTTAACCCCGGCTCCTGGTAGAAATGAGTGCTTCGCACCACCGATACCCAAAGTGGCAAGGTCGTAATCGATACGTTTTTTAGTGTCTGCATAGTTGTTCTGTTCAAGTAGAGTATTGATTGCTTGCTCTTCTGCAATCTCGATGCTTGGCTTATACTTCAACTGCATGTAAAGTTGCAACTCCTCATCGTTTGATGGAAGCTCCTCTACATTGGTGTTGAACGCGTCTACGCCAAACTGTTCCTTTGTCTGTAGCAAGAAATCCTTAGCGACCATGTCGCCTTCGATCATGTCTTGGAACTGGTTACGCTGATCTGCCGCTAGTGCATCTTGCGCTACGGCCTTTACTGAAAAGTTTCTATCAGCCATTCCATTAACAACAATGTCAATGAACTTAGGCATGATAGGTACCGGTGTCCAAGAAAGGTTTAAATACGATAGGTCTCCATCGAATGACATCTCCTTTTTGTACTTCTCAACGGACTGCTCTCCGCGTGCATACAGGCGCAAACGGTGGAACTCCACCCACTGGTTATAGAACCTGCACGAGCCTGCGTCTTTTCGGAACCACTCCGACTGCACCGCTAACCCAACCTGTAGACCGAACTCTTTAGACGCCTTCTCAGCGTCCGTGGCCAGCTGGCTTGGGAAGGTAGTTGCATTGATTATTATTTTTGGATCTGTCATTATTTTCTTAACTCGCTGTGAAAGCCTTTGTTATCGTATTGTGCAAATTTAAGGCTTATTTTTGACTTCTTTACCTCGGGTACATATAAATGTCGCTGCGTCGCCATAATGGCAAGGCCAGAGCTGATAGATGCGTCATGCTTTGTACGATTGTTGATGTCAAACCGTGCCCAGTCCTCTAAGGTTCTAGTGAACGGCATGGTGCCCATCTCGTCTGTCGGCCTGTACGTACCCTCCATGTCAATGCCAACGTGCTGCTCGATGTACGTCTCGATAGCAGCCGCGTGAGCCTGCTTTACGTCCTCTGATGAGTTGGGTATTCCCCCAATCTCAAGCTCTGTCTTTGACAACTTGGCAATGGCTTTGTCTGGTCTGTTCATCGCAAATGCACGATATCCTCTGTTCTTGAAGTGATACAGTAGTCTTGGCTTGTTGTTCTCTACAAGGATCGGCATGCCATAGAAGAAGCAGGCCATCAGTACGTCCTCAAAGAATATTTCAGCCGTCTGTGGACGTGCAATGTACTCAAGAAAAAACTCGTTAACCGGCCCCTCGTCCATGTGGAACTTGGTCAGCCCGTGTAGCGATCCGTTAGACCCGCCCCCGCCAACGGCACCAGAGATGTCATATGGGTCACAGCCAAAGCAGCCCATGTGCTCGTTGCCCGGCTTGAACCTGCCGTTTATCTTTAATACCTTGTTACGCTTGTTATGCTCAGGCATCCATGACACCAAGAAACGCCCCTTTCGATCTGGAGTCCATACCACCTCTGAATCCTTTACACCATCTTTCCAGTGGAACGAGCCGCGTGTGATGGACTGGATCTGCACCATCGTGTCGTTGTAGTCGATCTGCTGGTAGATCTTGGTCAGATTGAACAGAGAAGACTTACTCTCGTCACGGAACGCGTGCGACTCCGTGCGTGGAAACTGACGATAGAATTCGTTTAGTGCGTCCGAGTCGCTCTTCAGTGCTGCAACTTCGTTTTCCCAGTATTCTACAACACTCTGTATAATCCAGCTCCCATCGATACTCTTAATTGGCTTTTCTGGCTTTTCAAGCACAGGCCAGCCATGCTCGTCGATAAAACCTTCAAAGTTCCACTCCATGGGAATAAACAGTGAGTACAGGCCGCTCTTGGTCTGTCCGTTACTGCTTCGCTTCCTTGGGTCTGAGTCGTAGTAGATATCCTTGAACCCAGATCCACCCTTGTCGAGTGCGTTCGAGGTAGAGCCCATCATACACTTTCCAATGATCCGCGAACCAAGACGCAAACACGTTTTAGTTACACGCCAGTTATTCTCAATGTTATTTGGTGCAAGCCACTTACCCGATTCGTCATGAACCAGTAGCTTCAACTTTTCACCGTCATAGCTGTTGTCAGCCGTGTTCTTCCAGTCAATAGACGTGTCAAGTCCCTCGATCTCCTCCTCGTTCTTGTCCATGTTCTTCCGCGTAATCTTGGACGCAGGCACACGGTATCCGAGCTCAGTCTTTGGTTTGTCCATACCATCCTGCACCGGCTTGAAGAAGAATGGATAGTTGTTCGATATAGGCACCACCTTGTCCGTGAACATGATCTTTGCATCGTTACCGGTCTTTGACAGGATACCAAGACGTGCGTTCTTGTTGATGGTTGCCGTGTTCACCAGCTCAGACGAGCTCATAAACGAGAATCCAGAACGACGGTTCTTGAGGTAACACATTCCAAAGCACCTTGTGTCTGCCTTGCACGCCTCCCAGAAAATAAAGAATATGCGGTTAGACTCACGAAACTCTGGAAGACCAACGTCAATCTTGGTCCACTGCAAATACATGTAGTGAGTTCCCGTAATGTAGGTCTTCTGCTTGTTGTTCATGAACCAGAAACCGTTGTCTCTCCTGTCGAACTCTGTCTCGATGTAGTCAATCCACTTGGTCTTGAACTCGTTGTCGTACTTGTTCCAGTCGAAGATGGTCTTGATCTTTGCTAAGTCCTTGGGGTACTCCTGTGGCTGCCACTTGGCTCCACGGTTCTGTATGTCCTTCGGCATCGGCAGTGCGATACGAAGTCCGTTGATCTCGTAGATTGGCCCGATGGTTCCGTCCTTTGATATGACCACAAAGTCATGCGTCGGATCCCATCCGTACTCCCAAGACTTATCCTTGTTCTTTTTGTTTAAGACCTCTGGTCTTACAACATCTTTGAGTACTTGATACAGCTTGGTCATTTAGAGAACCTTTCCGCAAAGCCCTTTTTAGTCTCGACAGCGTCGGGAGTCTTTTTGGCCTCCGGTGCGTCGAGCATGTTCTTCTCCTCTTGGATCCGCTTGAGGATGTCAAACGCGTCCATGATGGCAAGCTTCTTTGTCGCCGCAGCGTTCTTTAGCTTGTCGGCAGACAGGTCAGTATCTGAGCCACCATTAAGGATTGGTTCTTTAGCCACCAGTATTAGCTCTACGATTGCCTTCTCTGCGGCAGCGATGATCTTCTCTTTGAACTCTCTTTCGGTTGTCATAGCGCTACACAGATATTTTTGCTCATCATGCGGTACAGTTTCTCTCCGTCGACCTTGAACTCGTACTCGCTCTCTGGCTGAAAGCTGATCAAGTCGCCGTCTTTTAATCCCTTTGAGTAAAGGTAGTCATTTCCGTACTTAAGAATTCCTAACAATGGCTTCTCTAGGTCCGTAGACATAATTACACCCTCGTCGTAGTTCTCTACAGGCTTGACCATGCAATACGGGTGTGGAGCTTTCCACTGTCCGTCATGCTTGTACAAAAAGTACTGGTCGTCCTCTATTAAGAATGTTTTGTCTCTGAAGTGTGATGGCCCGTAGACCTCCTTGCCACGAATGTCGAAGTACTTTCTAAATACGTTGTGGTGTACCATCAGTGTGTCACCGGGTACAATCTCCCCGGTGTATAAAATCGGAGTGGCGATGACCGTAGCGAATCTGTTCGTTACTGTGTGGTCCTCCTTGGATGCGCTCAGTATGAGCCCAATTTCATTTGTGTTGTCGTAAAGCTTGTCGCCAACAGGCTCTACTACAAAGCAGAGCGGTGATTTCATTTTATTTAAAAGTCTATATCGTATTCGATCGATATCGGCATGTTGTTGTTGAACGATTTCCACAGCAACACGCCAGATTCGTTCTTGATCCAAATCTCAATGAATCCATTGTCACGCATAATAATCAAGTCGATGAAATATTCACCACGCAAAACGTCTTGCCCATGAAGGTAGTTCATGGCGTTCTTGTAGTCTGCACCAACTGATATCTTGCGTATAATCATAAAGCTGACCAGCCAGATGACTTGTATTGATACAAGCCTTCTGTAGCGTCTGTTTGGTATACTACTTGACCCAATGTAGCGACCAATGCCAATCGTTGAGCCTGAGTCACCTGTGGGGCTCCTGCGGTCCAAGCGTAGTCGGCAACTGCGTCTACTGTGGTATTTTTTGTTGCACCACCGGCAGGGGTGTCAGACATCAACAGCTTCTCGGTTCCCACCAAGGCTGTGTCGGTTGTGTAGTTGTTAATGTTACCCATTTTTTATTTCTCCTGTACTTAGGTCGATCGTCACGTTACCGTACTTCTCGAACAGCTCTGCTTGGAACTTTGAAAGCTCCTCAGCAGCTACCTCGATCTCGAACAGTGCGCTCTGTTTCTTGGTCTTAAGTCTTGACAAAGATACTTCAATGTCAGCAATTTCTTCCTTTAGGGTCTTAACTTTAAAGTTTAAGTCCTTTAAGCTTTCCAATTCGGTTGATTCAAGTGTATTCATTTACTTACAAATCTAATGATAATAATTAATAAAAGCAATATCAGTGCTGCCCAAATCGCGGTCTGCACGTCTGTCATTCCAGCCTTTACTACTTTTGGTGGTAACTGGAATGGAATCTTCGTGGTTATGCGAACGGTGTCTGACTTACACTTGGTGTATACTTTTATCACGTTGTCCTTGCGGATGACCTGTGTGTACACGAAGCTGTCCTCGATGGTAACCGTGTCGTACTCGGTTGTAACAAAGCTGTCGTAAAGAACTCGCTCCTTTGTGGTGATTACGGTGTCGTGAACCAATACGGTATCGCCACCCTTCAGCAGCGATGGGTCTTTTTTAATTGCACGATTTAAGTGCCAGTTAGCACTGCAAGATGTGAAAAGAAGGATGGCGACAGCGTACTTTAACATTTCCAGCGTTTACGTGCCTGTCTCAGGCGTGAATTTGGATCAGCAGCTGCCTTTGGAAAGTCTGCCATTTGTCCTGCACTGCGAGCACAGAAAGACTTACGACGCTTTGCGTCAGCACTTCCGGCCTTTACCTTGCCAGTAACTGCAGTCTTTAACTTCGATCCTGGGTTTGCCTTACGGTATGCGGCCACTCCCTTAGCAGTCATGCCAGCCCCCTTGCTTGTAGGCAAGTAGTTGGCACCCTTTCCGGTTGTAGTCTTTGGTATTGGCTTATCCTTCGGCATTGTCCTTTTTGAATATCTTATTTGCAGCACCTAGACCAAGTGCACCAAAGGCAAGTGCAGTAACGCACTCTACTAAAATAGCAGACGGAGCTACGTGCTCTTCTGAGAATGAATTGTGATACATTGTCACGCAAAGTGATAGTGCACAGAGAATTCCAACGAAACGATTAGACGACCAGTGGTCGTTCTCGTCCTTAAAAATTTGAAAGAATTTCATACACTTCAAAGATACAAAATAAAAGGGCAGCCATTTGGCCGCCCTCTTAATGTGAACTCGTTTAGTTTACTTTACCACTTCCATGGTAGGCTCTTCGGCTGGGATAAACTCGAAACTCTCCAAGTTCAATTGACCTTTACCGTAGCTAGACTCCAAGCCCTTGAAGAACTCACCCTGTTCTGAAGCAAGTTTTACCTTGGCCTCTAAAACCTGTGACTTCAAGCTTTCCAAGTCTGACATCTGGAAGCTAATTCTGCCCAAATCGCTAATGATAGCATTTGCTTGCTGTTGAAAACCTTTCAAGGCTTCAACTTCTTCTTCTGTTAATTTGATTGACATATGTATAAAATTAGTAGTGCAAATATATGATAAAGTATTAACAATCCTCTACTTTGGTAGCACCATACAAAGAAATTAATTTTTCTTTGAGTTTACCATAAGCGTAAGCGAAGATGTCAACACCCTGCAATGGAGACAAGTCAATAACGTTACTCTTGCGAGTTCCTGTCATTTCTTTTTCTACTGGGACCATTTCCTTAACGGTCTCAGATACTTCTTCTCCTGCATCGTTGGTGTAGGTCTTTACAACCTCTTTTTCTTCTTGTACAGTTTGAGTGTAGGTGTAGGTCTCTTCTACTTCTTTCATCAAAGAAACGTTCAAAGATTCTCCGATTTCAATGTTTTGAGCCTGAGCTCCCATCATCATACTGTTCTCTTTTGCTGCTGCCTCGTTCATGTAAAGTTGAACACGGAAGTTTGCGCTACCAGACTTACTGATCTGATAATCAGCGATGCGAATGTATGCTTCATTCGTGATGCCACGATTCGTGCCGATGGATTTTGTTACTTTTAATGCCATAATGCAAATATACTCAATATTTAACAAAAATCAATAGACCCTAACATAAATACTCTGACCGTTTCCTGTGTGGTCAATTGTTCCAGATGATGCACTTGCACCGGGCGCTACTTGATACGGAGAGCCACCGAAGTCTGTCCACGTACTCCCGTTGTATGAGTACTCTACGGTTACTGTAGGGAACGGAGGAGGACCGGGCGTTGCGATAAAGTTAACTTGTAGGGTTATCTGGTCCCAGTGTGGAACACCGCCACCACCCTGTGTGGTATTTGGTGGTACTCCGTTGACCGTAAAAGGAGATACGGCAGGATTTAGTCCTGGAGTACCTATACCAATCGAGTCAATAACTTGAAAGTCGCAACTTGTAAGGCTTGCTGGTACGGATGACTGCACTTGGAAAGAGTATCCTACCTTGGCCTCTAGGTTGTAGAATCCGCTCATCTTGATGGTTGTTTGGTCCACGTAGCTGTAGGCATCAGCGTAGCCATCAAACAGCTTGTAGTCGTTGAACTGCGAGAACAGGGATGGACTTGGAGTTGTGATGTCCAAGTCCGTTATCAAGTCCCCGATGAGTATTACTCCAGATGTTGGTGTGCTCATTTCTTCAATTCATTAATCTCTTGTTGCATTCTTTCGATTGTAGCCTGTTGTTCTTTCATTCCCTCAATTAAGAGTGCGATCATGTTAGAGTACGCTACGTTCAGAGTGCCGTCTGGGTTAGCAGAGACAACCTCTGGCAGCACCTTCTGTACTTCCTGTGCGATAACACCGGCCCTTCTTGTTCCTGTCTCATCGTCTGTACGCACGTAGGTGTAGCCGTTCAGTTCTTTTACCTTCTCAATGGCATTCTCAATCCTCTTAACCTCTTTCTTAACTGTGATATCAGAGAACGCTGCAATGTCATGAGACGCATAAATAGAGATCCCAGATGTATTCCCTTCTACGTGTAGGTTGTATGAAGGAGTAGTAGTACCTATACCTACGTTACCTGTCTTGGTTATTCGCATACGCTCAGTAAGCGAACCCCCATTAGGGTGAGTTGAAAAAGAAAGATTAGACCCAGTATTCGTACCAACGATCCCCGCCCCTAAATCTGTTAATTCGTCTTGAACACTGGCTACAAAAGAATTTTGATAACCCGTAGAGTTTTGTCCTAGGAATACAACATATCTCACTCCACCATTATTACCCGGACTCTTTACGTGAAGTATTTCAGCAGGACTAGTAATACCAATACCTACGTTTCCGCCATTTTTTAGATATAATTGAGTTGTAGAACTATTAGCTCCTAAACTTAAGTCTACACTTGAGTTTGTATAAATTTTATGTAACCCAGTGTCGTCTGCATTTAATATTAAAGTATTGGTAGGGGCTGCTTGAGTAACATACACACCCCCTCTAGCTTGAGCTATGCCTTGAACAGATAAGGTAAATGTTGGACTAGTAGTACCGATACCTACGTTGCCTGCACTATTTATTATTACCTTGTCGTTATTATTTACTCGGAATCTTATGTTATAACCAGTCTTTGAATTAATAAACGTTTCTCCATCATTTGCAGATAGAAAAGAATATTCACCAGCTACAGCTCTTGATGTATGGGAAAATTGTGCATTTGCTGATGTATATGATGGAACTTCACCAATAAATGCGTTGTTTATTATTCCATCACCTCCACTAACTTGAAACTTAGCCCCAGGACTAGTAGTACCTATACCTACGTTTACATTTGTAGAGGTATAAATGCGTTGATTTCCACCGTCTAAAAATAATTGCGTGTACGCACCGCTACCATTGCTATTTTGTATTCTAAGAATTCTTTCACCAGATGAATTACCAACTTGTTCAATGTATTGACCGCTACCATCAGTTCCAGTCACTATATATCTTCCTGCTCCACCTTGAAATATTGCAATATTTCCAGTAGTGCCAGTTACTACGTGAAACTTAGATGACGGAGTCGTAGTACCTACACCCAAGTTGTCATAAACAATCAAACTATCTTCAATAGTTGTTAGCTGATTTACAAACAATGTTTCGTTTATATATGCATTTCCAGATACGTGAAGTTTATAGTTAGGACTAGTAGTACCTATACCTACGTTGCCATTATTAAGTATTCGCATCACCTCTCTTTGAGTAACAATGTTGTCGGTTACTACAGATGATGTCGATACGTTAAAATACATTTCACCAGCACTACTCACTCCTACATTTCCAGAATACCCTGTTGTCCCTGCTTTCCATCCGCTGTTATAATACTGATTGAATCCGATAATTGGATCATCGTTTATTATATAAACTGGCCTTGCTGTACCAAATCGTGCTGTTGTATTACTATACGGGGATGTTCTAACGTCCAATCCAGTTACTGGACTAGTAGTTCCTATACCTACGTTTCCGCCAGTAGTAATACGCATTGCTTCTGAGTCACCTGGGCTTAACGCAATAAATCCTGGAGTGTTAAGAGCCAAATGATTATAGTACCCTATTACCTCACCTGTTCTAGATCCATTGTTTTGAAAAGCCAGTATGGGATATGAAGATGCATTTATAGTTACTGAAGTAACACCTGTACCTGCATACGGATTAGTCGTATTAACTCCAATATTCCCTGCAGAGGTGATACGCATACGTTCACTTCCGTTAGTTCCAGCTACCCAAGTACTTGCAGCATTTAACGAAAGGTTACCTCCCATTAAAATTTTAGTATTAGCACTCGGTCCTTGAATTGTACTTTCGTCTTCAGTAAACGTCAATGCTGCTACTCCCCCACTATTATTTTGAGAAATAGTTAATTTTCCTGTTGGGCTAGTAGTACCAATACCTACTTTTCCCGAATAAGTCCAAGACATTATACTCAAATCTCCTTGAGTAGTGTGTTGTCTTCTTAAGACAAAAGCATCATCTGATCCTGATACGATTTTATAGGCAAAATCTGTATTAACTCCAGAATTTAAATACAACAAATCATTAGTTCCCGAAGTAACAATGCTTAATTTACCACTTGGACTAGTAGTACCGATACCTACGTTACCACTAGATAAAATACGCATCCTTTCTACAGATGCGGTGTTGAATACAATGTTATTTGGAGCAACTGACGCCCCTCCTCCACCAACATAAATGGAAGTGTTATATCCGGATGTACTACCTGCAGTAATTGTAACTGATCCTGCGTCTGCACCAGATGTTCCTAATGTTAAACTATATGGATAATTTACTGCGTTTAATGAATCTGACAACAATCCGCTAGTAAATCTACCCGTGCCAGTAACGTCTAAATTATAAGTAGGACTATTATTCCCAATGCCTAATTTACCAGTAAAGTAATTTAAGTATCCGTTTACCTCTAACATTATAGTACCAGAGGTATTCCTTATCCTCAAAGCGTTTTGACTATTGTCTACATCTATGTATGATCCATAAGTAAAGTTACCCCAAGAAAATCCTTGTCCAGACGATCCGCCAACAAAATAACTAGATGCTCTAACGTCTCCAATTACATCTAACTTCCATCCAGGTCCGGTAGTACCAATTCCTACATTACCTCCGTTTATCCAGTTATTTCCGCTTCCTGTAAATCTAGCAAACTCAGTCTTTGATGACGTGTGATACAGATGAAACGTGCCTGCATCTGCAGAATCGTTGTTAATCCAAATCTTGAATGATTCCCAGGCTGATACTAAATGAGTAGAAGCACCTCCAAAGGTTATGTGGTCTTCGGAATCTGACCAAATATTTAGCTTAGACTGAAACGTTGTTGATGTAGCGGTTGTTGCATCAAGTCCCCAATCTGCCCTTCTGTCTGGTCCTATTGTAATAGACTCACTTGAGTTTATAGCAATTGCATCACTAGCGTATGTTCCATTGCCAACAGTACCAGTAAGTACTGTCCCTACATAGAACTTAATTGGTGGCGCAGTAGTACCAATACCTACGTTGCCACCCATATATGACATATTACCAGTAGTCATTAGGGCTAAATACGAAGTACTAAATTGACCATTTCCAGCAAATACCGTATTATATCCAGACTCTGAATACATCACAGCTGACGGACTTATAGGACTATTACTCCAAGTGGTAATTAATTTTCCTAGTCTTGTTTCTCCATTTACATCTAGTTTATAAGCAGGACTAGTAGTACCGATACCTACGTTACCGCTTGAGTTAATGAACATATTATCTGTGGTACCTCCATTTACTCTAAATGAAATTCCACGCCCTGTTGCTGAAGCTAGGTATAGGCCGTCCGCTGTTCCGTCTTGTCCGAAGACTCTATTATATCCATTTGAGGTACCGCCAAAACCTATAGTGGAGTATGCACCATATGTTCCATCGTTACCTATAATTGCTTTATAGTTACTTCCAAATCTAGCTTCTCCTACAACGTCTAGTTTGTAACCTGGACTAGTAGTACCAATACCTACGTTACCGTCTCCGGTAATACGCATACGCTCAGTATTTGTAAAAAATCTAATAGGTCTACTTGAACTATCTGTTCCAATAAT